CAACGCCGCGCCCGGTGTCAAACACACCGACGATGTACCCCATAGCGTAGATGCGGTCTGACGCCTCGCCGTTGAGGTGGTCAAACAGTTTATTGCCAGAGATGAATTCAGCGTGGGCTGACCCTGCGATGAGCAGGGCAGCGAGTGCTACCCGTGTCTTCATTCCTGTAACTCCTTGATGAAGTTGCGCAGCCGGTGGATGCGCTCTTGGTTGTACATCACCATCGCGTCAGCGTACTCTCGCGCTGTGTGTGCGCTCAGCAGTTGGCGCTCGGCTTCCGCTACTTCACGCGCTGCAATTTCCAACGGGGTCGGCGTCTTGAACAACACCGAGAACGTGCGCTTGAACTCGTCCCACATGATCTGACTCCTTCTAACAATTGTTAGGTTTGCGCTTCATCAGCGACGACCACGAACACTTCTGCGTTGACACGGCAGCCCGTGTCAGACACAACCTGACCTTCCTCCACTAACTTGAGGATGCCCAACTTGCCACGCAGGTTCTCGGGTAGCGTGTCGGCATCGTACATCTGTACATTGTCTTTCTGTCGAACAATATACTTGCCACTGTCAAGGATGACAAGTGCGGTATTACCCTTGTCGAACTTTTGATACACCTGCTCCACAGTAAGGTGATGTATCTTGGCTTCCTCGTAGCCGTCCACCGTCTTCTGGTTCTTCGGGTCGAGCGCGATCAGGTGGTCCACAAACTCTTGCTTGTACTTAGCGAATACAAACTTGAAGGCTTCGCCTTCAAACACACCCCTCTCTGCCCGGTAGAGGATGCTACCGAACTTCGACATTGCGTCGCTCAATGCACGGTTCGCGTCGTTGTGGCTCTTGGCAATCCACTCGTGCAGACTGCGCGGTACGAACACCTTCTTGCATATGGCTAACGCTTTGGCGGCGTCGGCAGTGCGCTGTTTCCCCCGCAGGTTGCTTACCCGGTGGCTCTCGATAGTCACCTTGTAGTCGCCCCGGTAGTAGTCAAGCGCCAACTCGCCCAACTTCTCGCCGTTGCATGAGACTTCTGCTTCGTTGATAAGCAGAGTGCCGATGCTGTTGCTGTAGCCGTCGACCACGATGTTCCACGTCGGCTCTTTGACCGCCAACTTGTAGATGGTGTCGAACAGAATCCGGTGGTGGAAGTGCAACTTGGGTGTGCCGTTCTGTGTGCGCTTGGGGTTGAGCACCACGTTGGGCAGCCGCAGCAGCGAGTCAAATACCGATGGGGTTTCTTGGGTTGTCATACTTGCTCCTTCTAACAAATGTTATTTACCACTCAAACTTGCCGATGATTGCGTCCACCTTGGACTTCAGGTCGGCGCGTACACCTGCATCGTCGCGGATGCTCTCGATGTTTGCACCTACCATTGCGGCCTCCAACTGACGACGCGCTTCCTCCAACTTGGGGTCGTTGGTCACGTTCAACTTCGTCAGCAACTCGCACAACTCCAACGGGTTAGTGATAAGTGAGTCGTGGTAACGACGCTTGCTCTCCTCGTCGGTGTCGTTCAACTTCTCCGAGATACCCGTGAGCATGTCGTGCAGCCGCTCCCACGGAGCCTTCATCGCCGCAGCCAGCCGCTCGTTGAACTTGCTCTCGTACTCTGCGCGCACATCAGCCAAGTCCTCCGCAGGTATGTCCAAGCGGAAGTCGCCCGCCTCGGGCAACGGGTTGACCGCTCGACGGAACCCGAACTTCAACTTCACTTCGTCCAACTCCGGGTAGTCGTCGGCTTTGAACAGGGAGCCAAGGCGTTGTGGTGCCTCGGCAACAAGGCGCGGGTACTCGTTGTAGAAGTTATCGCACATGAAGTCGAACGTCTGCGCGTACTTGTCCATCGTCTGCTTGTAGTCCATGAACAACTTGGTCGGCAGCAGTCGCTCACCCTTGTCCGCCCACGGGAGCGTGTGTTGGTTGTGATACAGGCGAACTCGTGCAGCAAACTTCTCAATGTCTTTGCGCAACGACGTACCTGCAAACAGGTTCTTGCGAGTCTGCGCTGCATCGCGCACCGCCCCCGCATCCGTGTTTGTTTTCTCCGTGGCTTCCTTGTCCACCTTGGACGCCGGCCACACGCTGATGTTCAACTCGACCAGAACTGCTGATGCATTGATAGCCATGATGATCTCCTGATAAAAACTAACGTAGACACTAACAAAAGTTATTTCTCGTCGACAGGTTTCCCCGCCAACTTCGCCATCTGATAGAACCCGTCGGAGACAAGTTTGATCGTCCCCAACTCCGCGTTCTCGTTGTCGTAGATGTGGTGCGTACTGTTCTTGGCTTCGCGGTGGTACTTGTTCTCGTACAACTCAGCCTTGGCTAGCATTTCTGCAATAGCCACAGCCTGCTCCATGTCCATGACGTACTGCCCGTACCCCAGACTCAGAATTGCTTTCGCCATTACCACTCCTTGATGTGAACAGTCTTGCCGTTGGGCGCGACCACATCGTTGCCACCGACCACGCACCACATCACAGGCGCGGGCCACTCTTGACCCCAATCGCTACCCACGTACCCGTCGGTGAGCATGATCACGCACTCGGGCTTGATGTCCTTCTCCTTCAGGTACACAGTCACGCACGTAGGTGCAGTGCCTCCGCCACCACGCGGCTTGGTTGACTGAATGATCTGGTCCACGTTCGCGCCGTCGTACTCCTCGTGCCCTGCTACTTCAGCATCCCAATACAGCAGGTCAACCTTCTCGGGCGTGACCTCCTCGGCGATGCCCTTGACCTCGGACAAGAACGCAGCCAACTCGCTGTCCCCGATGGAACCCGACGTGTCGATGCCAATGACGATGTGCCCGATCTTCTCGCTAGTCAGGCTCGGCATATACACGCCCGAACCCAAGAACCGGCGGTTGACCCGACGCCACGATGACTTCTCCTTGCTACGTGCGATGGCTTTCACATACTCACGCAACATCTCGCGCCAGTCCACCTTGGGCTCAAGCAACTCTTGCAGCGCCCGGTCCATGCCACCCGCACCCTGACCTGCCAGTTTCTGCGCAGCCATAACACCCTGACGGATGGCTTGGTCAATGTCGCGCTCCAACTCTTTCTTCTCGGCTTCGGTCAACTGCTTGGCACCATCCCAGTCGTGGTCGTCGAACCCACCCTTGCCGTTGCCATAACCTTTGTTATCGCCACCGCTACCACCACCACCTTGGTCGTCACCGGACGCACCTTCGCCGTCCCCACCGGAGCCACCCTCCTCGTCTTGCTCCTCTTTCAATAGGTCGAACACCTGCTTGGCATTCATACCCCGGAACCGCTCGTCGATGAACCCCATCGGCTTGCCCTTGTTGGGGCCGTCTTTGAACTTGGGCATGGCGATGATCTGCTCGGTCGGGTCCAAGTCCCGGAGCATGAGGTTAATTACGTAGTCACAAGCCACGTTGGCGAGCGACGCATCCTCGTCGTGCAACTTGCGCCACGTAGTCAGGTGACGGAACATCTTGTGCGATGCCTCGTGTGCGATTACGAACGCAATCTCAGAGTCGCGCAGCGTCTTCACGAACTCGCGCCCGTAGTCCTCGTCCCGCCCGTTGGTCCGGGCAGTCGGGATGTTGTCCACCACAGTGGTCTTGCCCACCATCAGGATGCCTGACAGCAGGGCGAACTTGGGATTACGCATCAGCGCAATCTTGGCTCGTTGTACTTTCCGTTCCTCGTTCATGGTTCACTCCTAACAATTGTTATCGCTATCACAGCAGGTCTTGGTTCTTCGCAACCCAGTCGGCGAACGCCTTGCAAGAGAACGCGATGCTCTGCTTGCTCGGGGTCTTGGCGATGTTCACGGCGAACACGGCTTGCCACTCGGCATCGAACCGAGACAGGTAGTCCATGAACGGCGTGATGGTCGTCTTGTCCACACGGCTGATCGCACCGAACACTACGATTGCACACGCACCCGGAGCCGTCGGCACCTTGGTGTTCTTCGGGTCGGCGATGGTCGCGTCCCACGTGGGCAACTGGTCCGAGAACTCGATGTACGCCTGAAGGTCACGCGCACCCGACTCACCGATAGCCCCGGTCAGCGCCGCGATTACCGCGTCGGCGTCGTTCTGGCTACGTGTCTGCACAATATTGGATGCAGTCTCAAGCGAACGCGGCGAGACAAAGGCGGTCGATGCCGATGCTTTCCTCGGGTTGTAGATGTACGGGTTGTCTGCCTGAGCCGGGTCGGTGTAACTCGCAAAGATATGCGGGTAGCGGTTAGCCCATGCGATGACCTCGGGTGCAATCGTCCCCTTGTTGATCGCCCAGTTAATCCATTCCTCAGCAGTCGGTTTGGACACGTGCAGGTTCACGATGCGGTTGAGACTGTGCGCTTTCAGGCTGTCGCCCACGCCGTCGGTAGACAGGTTGCCCGTCAGAAACACGATGGTTTCCTTGGACAAGGGAAGGTCACCGAGGCGGGGGTTTGCCTTCTCAAGCATGGGGTGCAGCATGTTCTTCACAGCGTCCGCACCCTTGCTGAACTCGTCGAGCATGATGACAAGCGGCTTGCCGTGGTGCACCTTGAACCGGGCGTTGGGGTAGTAGCGGGTGGTCTTGGTGTCGTGGTCGATCACCGGCATGGCAACGTCACCGAGGTCCATATTCGGTACGTCGATATACGCATGCTCGTAGCCCAGATCACTGGAGACGGCTTCCAACAGGCTGGACTTGCCGATGCCCGGCTCGCCACGCAGCATGAACCGCGTACCGGGGTTGGTCTTGATCAGGTTGGCTGCTTGCGACAGGGTGACTGTCTTGCCAAAGGTAACTTCTGCCATTTCTAACTCCTTCTGATGATCTAACAATTGTTAGAGGGTTGGGAAAAAACGAACACAAAAAACACTAACACACGCGAATATATAGTATACCACAAAGTTATACTATTGTCAAGCAATTTGACATACGCATCGCCCGACTCAGGACTTGCCCTTGCCGAACATATATTTGCCGTACTCCACACTCGGCATCTTCCCGACGGCGTATCGCTTGGTCTCCATGACTTCTTCGGCGAACGCATACAAAAAGAACTCACGCGGCAGTGCGTCGGCAGCAGTCCGGGAGAACTCATACGTCTGGATATTCGGACGCAGGTACAAGTTGGACGATGTGCGCAACAGGTGCGCAGCCATCAGCACAAGCGCCCCCCTGTAGAAGTTCTCGGTCTTCGTCTCCTCGGGCTGGCCGCTTCTAACAATTGTTAGGAAGGACTCCACACACTTGCGCCACTCTGCGACTTGCTTGGTCGCATGCTCGTACCTCCCCGACGCTATGTCGTCCATGCTCGTCCACACGGGCTTGTTAAACAACATGCGCCACTCGTCCACCTTCAGGTACTCGTGCGCGTGCTGGTATCGCAGCACAGCCGCACTCATCTTGTCCTTCACCACACCGAACGCATCAATGAACGTCTGCACGGGTACACGCACCACGCTACGCGGCATGAACGGATTGCCCTCCTCGCGCTCGTCCAAGTCGTTCTGCTGCGTCAGCAGGGACACGAACCCCTTGTAGTAGTCGGCGAACTCCTTGTACGGAGCAGTAGCAGCGGCGTACTTCTGCTTGTCTGGTGCGTAGGCGTGGATGGGCTCGGCTTCGTGCACGTGGAACTTCCCCCCGCTTTCACCCCCTCGGTCGTAGTAGATGGTGATGGTGTCCTTCTCGGACAGGGCGTACTTGTTCCCGTTCATGTGCATCACAATCCTCGCCCCCTTGATGTTGAACTCGGGGCGGTTGTTTGTCCACAACAGGTTACGCAGGAAGTCGCAGGTGTAGGACGACACGTAGTAGGGGCGCAGGGTCAGGAAGGTCCGGGGGTTATCCAACCCGGCTTCTTCTTTCGATTCTCTGGATACTGTGATAACCGGATGGTTGTAGCAGATCAGTTCGTAGACGGTTGCGCCCTTCTCGTCCACCTTCTTGTCTATGCGCAGGTGCTTGTCCCGGCGGCTTGCCAGTGGTCGGATGCCGTTCGGGTGCTTGTCGTCGGTGGTGCCGCGCACGGGCTTGGTGTCGTTGAACAGTCTCTCTGCCTTGTCGTAGTCCACGATCACGGGCAGTCGCTCGGTTGTTCCGTATGCCATTTTGGTTTCTCCGTTTCTAACAAAAGTTATTTCTGGGTTATTCAAGGCACTCTGCGGGGCTCCGCAGCGGGTAAATTTTTATTGTTTTTAATGTTGGGTACTGGGTCAGGAAGCGCTTCTTGGCGGCTTCCATCGTTAAGCATTCGTATGCATCGGTAATCCAATAGCCAAAGCGTGGGCTGAACCCCGTGCAGAAATATCTACGCAACCCGCTCATCACGGCCTCCAGATAAAAACGTCACACAAAACAACGAACGCAGCCACGGCGTACACGTAGCAGTAAAACTTCTGCATGCGGGTCATTCCTTGGCCTCCTCGATTGACTCGACTTCCCAGTAGGCATCGCCGAAATCCCCGCGCACCCCTGCTTCTACCCATGCTTTGGTTTCGGCTTGCTCGGCATCTTCTGCCTCCACTGTCACGGTGATGTAGGACGTGCGGCGCAGTTCCACTTCAAAGGTTTTCATTTCGTACTCTCCATTTCTAACAGTTGTTATCTCAGTACATGCCACAGTTGACGCAGCGGTAGGCGGTGCCCTTGATGCGCCGCTCGGTGTAGCCGCACAAGCAGGTCGTGTCCTCAAACTCCACCGGGGTGGTGCTTCCGGTGCGGATAATGTTGACGATGTGGTGGCTTACATCATGGATGCGCTTGCACATATCTGCGTACATGGCGTGTGCTTGGGCCAGATGTTCCGGCTCCGTAGCGGGGTTCGCCATCAGTTGAATGATTAGTTCTTCGGCATGCGCCTTGTTCTTGCGCACGTTCTCCCACCGCCGGTAGGCAATGGCTTGCTTGGCTCTTGTGGAGTCGGTGTTCACAGTGCTCCCCTCGGTTGTTTCGGGTTCATGCCGAGCAGGTCGGCGGGGTCGGTGATGAGTTGGTACGCACCCTTGGAGTAGGGGATGCTTACGCACCAAGAGAGTCGGTCTGCGCGGGCTCGGTCTTCGCCGCACAGTAGGCACCAGTGGTAGCCGAGGTGGTAGCGCTCGGCGGGGAACTCGTCACCGCAGTCGATGCACTCTTTCCATCCTAGATTTACTGTAGTACTCATTGCTCTAACCTTTCTAACAGTTGTTATGTCCGGGGGATTCCGAACAGGGCACAGGCAGCAGCGCACTGCCACTTCCCGCGACCCAACCTATATTATACCACAAAGTTACGTTCTTGTCAAGTTTTGCGCCTGAGTATTTTTGTGTGACGATGTGATGAGCGTACGCTTATGTTTTGGGCGCGGTTTGGGCAGGGGCGTGGGGGCGGCAGCGGCTAATGTTATGTAATAGTGTTATGTGGAATGTTATGGAATCAAGAACAAAACATAACATTGTAAGTGCTTGATTTCATTGAGTTTTTTGTTGTTTTGTCTATGTAATGTTATAAAGTAACGTAAAAATAAATTGAGCCATTACCCCCCTGCTTAATTTTTAAGCAACCGAAACGCGCGAGACTGCGCACTTGCTGACGACTTCTTTCTGCGGGGGTCGTTCTCAATTTCAAAAAATTCCGTAACATATAACATTGCTTTAAAATCAAGGACTTACGAGCGTATGTTGCGTAACAGAGACAAAAAAACATAACATAACATTCCACTTTCATAACACTTGTTAGGGCTAACGCCGCACGGAGAACGGTCATTGGCACTAGATATGGGGTCAGATTTCGCTTGACTTTGAAAAAAGCGAAGTGTATGCTCTGCGCCAGCATGCGCAGAGTCAGCGAGACGGTTTTCCCGCCGACTAACAAAAGTTAGCGCCGAGCACCTAGGACTAACGCCGCGCGAAGAACGGTCATCAACCCGCAGCGAGGCGGGGCATAACAAATGTTATGTGGCGCTGAAAAAGCGCAGACGCAAAAAAGCCCGGCAATGCCGGGCTTTTGTCTAGGTGGGAAGGGGTTAGCGGGTAAACGTGACGCGCACGTAATCGGTGTAGTTAGTGCCGACTCGCACGTGCTCCGCACGCAAGGGGAACAACGGCGGAAGAAACGCAACCGGCGACCACACAAACATCAGAACGCGGAACCGAAGGGAACGAACGGGAAGAATCATGTTGCACCTACAAAAGAAAAGGGAAAAGGCGGGGCTTGCGCCCCGCCGACTAGGTTACTTCTCAGCGTACTCCTTACCGGACAGATCCTCGTAGATATCCATCAGGGCGCGCTTGTGCTCTGCCGCGCGGGGCTCTTCATCCTCTTCGCATGCGACGATGCGGTTGATGATGGTTTTCAGGTCGGCGATGGTTTTGTCGTCGCACGTGCTGCTACCCTTCACGCGGTTACCGACAGTAACGTACCCGCTGGCCTCTTTCACGCGCTGCCAATAGACGTTGATCGTACCCGCCTGAAAACCCGCCTCAGTCATTGCCGCAACAAACTTCTCACGCTCCGCCTTGATAGGCTTGCGCGCCTTCCCCTTCAACTCGTACCACTCAGTACCGAACGCGTTGCAAAGTGCATCCGCGTAACCTTGGATTACTTCGCCGGTGCCCTTGGCGGCTTTGACGAGGTTTGTGCGTGCGGCGTCGAGTGCGGTGATGCCATCGGCGAGCGAGGGGGTCACGTTGACTGCGTTGGTATTGGTATCCATGATCTAACCTTTTCTAACATTTGTTAGTAAACCGACTAACTTGCGGACGCTGCAAACCCTTGCAGCATGACACATTGTACCACAAAAAGGGGGGCAATTCAAATCTAGCGGGAAGAAAAAATAATTGCCCAAATCCCCGATGGCACCCTACCCGCACCCCCCAAACATGGCCGAGATGGAACCGAATTCCGCATACACACTAATCCACTCAACCAAACCCGCGCCCCAAGTTCACCCCCCATTAGTAATACAAAAAACCCGGCTGGCTAGACCCCACCCCCTCGGTACAGGAAACCCCCCCGGTAGGAGTCCCAACCTCCTTTTGCATTTGTAGATATATGTGATACATTGCGCTCGTCTTTTCATTGGTGCGCTTTTATCCCGATGATTCCAATTGAGCCTACGGCAGAACACCCACTGCCATTTGATCTGTCCGACGAGCCGCCCAAGACTCACAAGGACGCGATCACTGTTGCCGCAAATACAGCGAGTCTCATCGACGAACTCGGCGGCGATATTCACTATTCAAATGCCGATTTGGAAAAGGCCGCAAAGTTAATCAGCGGCGAAGAAAAGTCCGACCGGCCCCGCCACATAGCCATTTCGTCCGAGGCAAAAGCTGCGGAAGTGCTGATTCGTCAGTTTGATTTCCAAGCGTTTGCGGATGCGCAGCAAGCCAGAAACTTCATCACAAACAAGCTCATCAGGATTGCCGACTGCGGTGACCCGAAGATTGAGTTGAAGGCGCTGGAGTTGCTTGGCAAACACTCGGATGTGGGTCTGTTCACAGAGCGTAGTGAGATCACGGTCCACCACACGAGTAGTTCCTCACTTGAGAACAGCATCAAGGAGCGCATCAAGCGCCTGCTGAACTCGGACGTGTCAGACATTACGCCGCTGGACGATCTGGACGAACAACTCGGCCCGGAGAAAATGGTCGAGCGGATTGAAAAAGCGCCTGAAGAAGAGGGCGAGAGCGATGAATAGTGTGTCCTTGCAGGACATCGAGACGCTTTTGCAGACTGGGCGTCTGAGCGATACTGACTTGCGGGTGCTGGAGCGCCAGCTAAACCATCTTGAGAAGTTAAAACAGCGCGAACTGACCCAGCAGCGGTTCATCAAGTTCGTGGAGAAAGTCTGGCCGACGTTTATTTCCGGTCGGCACCACAAAAGAATGGCCGAAGCCTTTGAGCGGGTGGCCCGTGGCGAGACAAAACGGCTGATTATCAATATGCCGCCCCGGCATACCAAGTCGGAATTCGCAAGTTACTTGCTACCGGCGTGGTTTTTGGGGAAATTTCCGCACAAAAAGGTGATTCAGACCAGCCACACTGCTGAATTGGCGGTGGGTTTTGGTCGAAAAGTGCGAAATCTGGTGGATTCCGAGGTTTATAAAGACATTTTCCCGGACCTGAGCCTGCAGGCCGACTCTAAGGCAGCGGGGCGGTGGAACACCAGTAAAAGCGGTGACTATTTCGCTATCGGTGTGGGCGGTGCGGTGACTGGTAAGGGTGCCGACCTGCTCATCATTGACGATCCGCACTCCGAACAAGAGGCTGCTATGGCAGCTACAAACCCGGAGGTCTACGACAAGGTGTATGAGTGGTACACCTCGGGTCCACGGCAGCGTCTGCAGCCGGGTGGGTCAATCGTGATCGTGATGACTCGCTGGGCGCAGAGAGACTTGACGGGCCAAGTGCTCAAAGCCAGTGCCCAGAGGGGTGGCGAGGAGTGGGAGGTCATTGAGTTCCCGGCCATCCTGCCCAGTGGCAACCCGCTGTGGCCTGAGTTCTGGAGCAAGGACGAGCTTGAAGCGCTCCACGAAGAACTGCCCAACGCCAAGTGGCAGGCCCAGTACCAACAAAACCCGGTGGGCAATGAGTCAGCCATCGTCAAGAGGGACTGGTGGAAATGGTGGGAGAAGGAAGACCCGCCAGAGTGCGAATACATCCTTCAGACGTGGGACACGGCCTTTGAGAAGAACAACCGGGCCGACTACTCCGCAGGGACGACGTGGGGCGTCTTCATCAATGAGGAGGACCACGACATGCCCAACATCATCCTGCTCAATACGTACAAGAAGCGGGTGGAGTGGGTGGACCTCAAACGGGATGTGCTGCGCGAGTACAACGACTGGGAGCCAGACGGGATACTTATTGAGAAAAAGGCCAGCGGGGCACCACTTATTTATGAGTTGCGCTCAATGGGCATACCCGTGCAGGAGTACACGCCGTCAAAAGGCCAAGACAAAATTGCCCGTTTGAACTCAGTAAGCGATATTATTGCTTCGGGGAAAGTGTGGGTGCCACGCACTCGCTGGGCGGAAGAATTGGTAGACGAGGTTGCTGCATTTCCGTCAGGCGAGCACGATGACTTGGTGGACGCCACGACTTTGGCGTTAATGCGGTTCCGTCAGGGTGGGTTTTTGCGCCTGCCGTCGGACCAGCCCGATGATATTAAATTGTTCAAGTCCAGCCGCAGGGCTGCGTACTACTAGGTATTAAGGACCAGATATGGCGACTAATTTTGACAAAGCCCTTTACTCGGCTCCAACTGGACTGGATGTGGTTCAAGAAGCGCCTCCATTTGAAATTGAGATTGAGAACCCCGAGGGCGTGAAGATTGGGATTGATGGGGTTGAGATTGACCTGATGCCCGATCTTGGTAAAGACAACGAAGAAGTTGAGTTTGATGCCAACTTGGCAGAACACATGGACGAGAGCGAACTGGAGAAAGTTGGCTCTGAGATTGTGAGCATGATTGAGGCAGACATCGCCAGCCGCAAGGACTGGACCGACATGTTTGTCAAAGGGCTGGAAGTTCTGGGCATGAAGTACGAAGAGCGTACTGAGCCGTGGAACGGAGCCTGTGGTGTTTACAGCACCATCCTGACCGAAGCGGCAGTTCGGTTCCAGTCTGAGACGATTATTGAGACTTTCCCCGCCCAAGGCCCGGTCAAGACTGAAATCATCGGACAGATCAGCCAAGAGAAGGAAGATGCTGCCGAGCGTGTCCGCGAGGACATGAACTTCCAGTTGACCGAGGCGATGCCCGAGTACCGCCCCGAGCATGAGCGCATGCTGTTTAACTTGGGCCTGATTGGGTCTGCGTTTAAAAAGGTTTACTACGACCCGAGCCTTGGCCGTCAAACGGCTGTGTTTATCCCGGCAGAAGACATCATCATCCCTTACGGCTCAAGCGGTGCCCGTACGGCGGAGCGTGTTACCCATGTGATGCGCAAGACCGAGAACGATGTCAAGAAACTTCAGGTTGCCGGGTTCTACCGGGATGTAGACCTTGGCGAGCCGGTACGGACGTACACGGACGTTGAGAAGAAGAAGGCCGACGAGCAGGGTTACAGCCTGACGGACGACGACCGGTACCAGATTTACGAAGTGCAGATTGACTACAACCTGCCGGGGTTTGAAGACAAAGACGAGATTGCCCTGCCGTACATCATCACGATTGACCGGGGCACGAACAAAGTTCTGGCGATTTACCGTAACTGGCACGAAGAAGACACGCTCAAACTCAAGCGGCAGCACTTCGTTCAGTACGACTACGTGCCGGGGTTTGGCGCGTATGGATTTGGCTACATCCACCTGATTGGTGGTTATGCCCGCGCAGGGACAGCCCTCATCCGACAACTGGTTGATGCAGGCACTTTATCCAATTTGCCGGGTGGACTCAAGAGCCGTGGCCTGAGAATTAAGGGCGACGACACCCCGATTGCTCCGGGCGAGTTCCGGGATGTGGACGTTCCATCTGGCAGCGTCCGCGACAACATCATGCCGCTCCCGTACAAGGAGCCGAGCCAAGTTCTGGCGGTTCTGCTGGATCGGATCACGGAAGAAGGTCGCCGACTGGGTTCCATCGCTGACATGAAGATCAGCGACATGAGCGCCAACTCCCCGGTTGGAACGACTCTGGCAATCCTTGAGCGGCAGCTAAAAACGATGAGCGCGGTGCAGGCCCGTGTTCATTTCTCGATGAAGCAGGAATTTAAACTGCTGAAGAACATCATCCGGGATTACGCGCCGAACGAGTACGAATACGACCCGGCCAGCGGGGACAGGTTTGCCAAGCAGTCGGATTACGACATGGTGGAGGTTATCCCCGTGTCCGATCCGAACAGCGCCACGATGGCGCAGCGGATCATGCAGTATCAGGCGGTTATTCAACTGGCCGCCCAAGCCCCGCAGATTTACGACCTGCCCCAACTTCACCGGCAGATGATTGAAGTTCTGGGGATTAAGAACGCAGACAAGCTGGTTCCGACCAAGGACGACCAGAAACCCAAAGACCCGCTTACGGAAAACATGGGTTTCCTCAAGGGCGAGCCGACCAAAGCGTTCATTTATCAGGATCAGGAAGCGCACATCGCGGCGCACACTTCTTTCCTGCAAGACCCGATGATTGCCCAGCAAATCGGCCAAAACCCGATGGCGCAGCAGATTGGCGCGGCAGTTCAGGCCCATATTGCAGAGCATTTGGGATTCCTGTACCGCAAGCGCGTGGAAGAACAGATTGGCGTTCCGCTGCCCCCGCCCGAGGAAAAACTGCCGGAAACCATCGAACTGGAACTTTCCCGCCTTATTGCCCAAGGCGCAAGCCAGCTTATGCAGAAAAACGCTGCACAAGCCCAACAACAGCAGGCGCAGCAGCAAATGCAAGACCCGATCATCCAGATGCAGCAGCAGGAACTGCAAATCCGCGCCCAAGAGGCTCAGGCCAAGGCGCAGAAGATTCAGGGCGATCTGGCAATCAAGCAGCAAGAACTGCAACTCAAGGCCCAAGAAGCCGCTTCCCGGCAGGGCGAAAACCCGGCTGTGGCGGCTGCAAAAGCCCAGCAGGAAATGCAGCTAAACGCCGCCCGGATGCAGCAGCAAATGCAGCAGAACGAGCAGATGCACCAGATCAAACTGCGCCAAGCACAAGAAGCGGCAGCAGTTAAGGCGCAAATTGAGCAGCAAAAGGCTCAACAAGTGGCCCAACAAAGCCGCATGAAACTGCAGCAAGACCTGCTAAAAATGGTCGCGCAGTCAAAAAACCCCAAGAAAAAAGGAGAGTAATTGGACGACAAAATTCTGGAGTTGCTGGCCTCCAAACTGGAGGACCGCAAGAAACAACTCAGCGAGTTTTTGTGCGACGCCGGGGCGAAAAGCTTCGACGAGTACAAAAGTCTGTGTGGAGAAATCCGAGGTCTTGCTACCGCACAGATGGAAATAAAAGACTTCGTGCGTAAATTAAAGGAACTCGACGATGAGTGAAATTCTGCTTAGTCAGGATGGCGTAACCGCCACCGCGCTACCGCAAACTCCAGAGGAAAAGGCTCGCCAATTGCCTGATCCTGCCACTTACCATCTCCTGTGTGTTTTGCCGGAGATTGAAGAGGAATACGACAGCGGCTTGGTAAAAGCCGGGCAAACCATTCATTACGAAGAACTGCTTTCTCCGGTTCTTTTTGTGGTGAAGATTGGCCCGGATGCCTACAAAGACGAGAAGCGATTCCCGTCTGGGCCGTCTTGCAAAGTGGGTGATTTCGTGGTGGTTCGCCCCAACAGCGGCACCCGAATGAAGATCCACGGCAAGGAATTCCGAATCATTAACGACGATTCTGTCGAGGCGGTGGTTCAGGATCCGCGCGGCATTTCTCGCGTCTGAAGGAGTAAATCATGGCAGACGTAGAAAAAACCGAATTTGAGTTTCCGGACGAGAAGGAAAGCGCCGAAAAGCAGGCGACCGAATCCCTGAAGGAAAACGAGCCGGAAATTGAGGTCGTTGACGACACCCCGGCGGAAGACCGAGGCCGAAAACCCCTTGCCGAGCCGCCCAAAGAGTTCGCCGAGGATGAATTGGCGAAGTACGACGCCAGCGTCCAGCAGCGGATCAAGCACTTTACCAAGGGCTACCACGACGAGCGCCGGGCAAAAGAGGCGGCCCTTCGGGAAAAGGAAGAAGCTCTGCGGATTGCTCAAGCAATCGTTGCCGAGAATAACCAGCTAAAGGGTAATCTGGGTCAGAGCCAAGCAATGGCACTTGATTCGGCCAAAAAGCTGGCAGTTACCGACTTGGAAAAGGCCAAAGCCAAATACAAGGAAGCCTACGAATCAGGTGATTCCGACGCTATTGCAGACGCTCAAACGGCTCTGACGGCGGCGACAATTAGGGCGGAAAGAATTGCAAATTTCAAACCCCCTTTACAACGCCAACAACCTGATGTACAAATAGCACCACAACCCGCTGTTCAAGCGCCTGCGCCTGATTCCAGAGCAATTGAATGGCAGGAAAAAAACCGTTGGTTTGGGCAAGATGAAGAAATGACCAGTTTCGCCCTTGGGCTGCACACAAAACTGGTTAATTCGGGAGTCGATCCTAGATCAGAGGAATATTATGAGCGGCTTAATAACCGTCTCAAGCAAGTTTTCCCGGATGCGTTTGAGTCCGAGAAACCCGTGGAAGCGCCTTCTCCACGGCCCAAATCGAACGTAGCACCGGCTACGCGCAGCACAGCGCCCAAAAAGATCGTGCTGACGCAGACGCAGGTCAACATCGCCAAAAAGCTTGGAGTTCCGCTTGAACTCTATGCTCGTAAGGTTGCGGAAGAAATGAGGAAATGAAAATGGCTGAAACTACTAACCGAATGGACCGTGAACTGGACAAGCGAGAGCAGACAAAGCGGCCCGCCCGCTGGATGCCCCCGCAGCTTCTGCCTGATCCGAAGCCGGAGCCGGGATACGTCTTCCGTTGGATTCGCCTGAGCACGCTCGGAACCACCGATCCGGGCAATATTTCCTCAAAACTGCGAGAAGGTTGGGAGCCTGTCAAGGCGTCTGATCACCCTGAAATTCGCCTTTTTGGTGACCAGAATAACTCTGGTCAGTTTAAAGACACGATTCAGATTGGTGGGTTGATGCTTTGCAAAATCCCGGCCGAGTTTATGGAGCAGCGTTCTGCGCATTACAGCCAGCAGGCCGAAGCGCAAATGAACTCCGTAGACAACAACTTCATGCGCGAAAACGATCCTCGCATGCCGCTCTTTAGGGAGCGTTCAAGCAAGGTGACTTTTGGCAAAGGTTCTTAATCTTTAGGAGTCACAATCATGGCCTACCCGACCATTGATAAGACGTATGGCTTCCAACCCATCAATCGACTAGATGGGCTGCCGTACGCCGGAGCGATCCGTCAAATCCCCATTGCGGCTGGTTATGCCACCGCTATCCTGAACGGCGACACCGTGGCTATTTCCAATGGCTACATCATCGCTAAAACTGCCACGAACACCGGCTATTCGGTTGGCGTTCTGGTTGGTTGTTCCTACGTAAACTCCAGCGGTCAGCCCGTTCAGGGCCAGTATTACCCCGCTGCGGCTTCGACCAGCACCGATCTGGCTTTTGCCTACGTCGTTGATGATCCGAACGCTGTGTTTAAAGTGGTGGCAACCGTTGCCGGTTCGACGACCCCGACCGCTGCAAGCCGTGACATCGTTGGTTCCAACGTTGCTATGGTTGCTGGCGCTGGTTCGACGGCTACTGGCGATTCCGCGTACGGCATTGATGGTTCGTCTTCAAACACGACCAACACCCTGCCCATCCGCGTTGTGGATGTGGTTCCCGATACGGCTACCGGCCCCGCCGATGCCACGGCTACCACGTACTACGAGTTTCTGGTGAAGTTCAACCTGCACCAGTACAACAACATCGAAGGCGTGTAAGGAGTTAAATCATGGCTATTTCACGTGCCCAACTACTGAAAGAACTCCTCCCCGGCCTTAATGCGCTGTTTGGTCTGGAGTACGCCCGTTACGGCGAAGAGCATAAAGAAATCTACGAATCGGAAACTTCCGAGCGTAGCTTTGAAGAAGAAACCAAACTCTCTGGTTTCTCCGCTGCTCCCGTCAAGCCGGAAGGTTCCGCAATTGCGTACGACAACGCGCAGGAAGCATGGACCGCCCGTTACGTGCACGAAACCGTTGCGATGGGTTTCTCGATTACCGAAGAGGCAATCGAAGACAACCTGTACGACAGCCTTTCGTCGCGTTACACCAAGGCGCTCGCCCGTGCGATGGCTTACACCAAACAGGTGAAAGCTGCCTACGTGCTGAACAACGCCTTTACCGG